TTTTAAAAAAAAAGCATTTTTATTTATTTTTCTCTTGACTATTAAAATGTTATTATGTTATAATGTTTTTAACACCAACCAACAACAACTTAAAATAAAACAAAAATGCAAATAATAAAAACAACAAACGGTAAAAAAGCAATTACAAGAACTTTTTTAAATAAAAATAATGAATATTTAGAAATATTCACTTGCAAAGGCTATAATAGTATTTTTAGTGCTGTCTTCAAGTTTAAAAAATTGCCCAATAGCGGCTTAGCAGAAATGGTTGATTGTGATAACAATAGATCATTAATTCACAAAGATGTGAAAAGATTAACAGAAAAAAAATTAAAAGAATTACACTCAAAAGCAGTGAATTTTTTTGATGTGCATAAAAACAATGAGTATCAATATACAACTTTAAACTAAAAACAAAATGAAAAAGAAAACAATAAACATAGACCGCGAAACCCACAAAGAGCTTAAAGACATAGCGAATGACGAGGACATTACTATTATTAAGCTAATCACAAAACTATTAAAACACTACAAAAACAACAACCTTAAATAAAACTAAAATGAAAAACTCAGAACTAGAACTAAAGCTAATATTAATTAAAACTGATAAAAAAACAGGCGAAAAGCTCAAGCTAAACCAACAAGAAACTGATATTCAAAATAATAACCAAGAAAGCTTGGCAAAGTTAGAAGAAAAAATAGCTAGTTATAAAAAACTAAACAAAATAAAATCTAATTACTCAATTAAAATAAAATAAAAATGACTAAAAAACAAAAAGAAAAAATTATTAAAAAGGCTGAAAAAGACTTTAACGAAGCCCCAACCGTGAATGAGGGGTTAGAGAAAGCCTTTGATAACTTACCTGATAGCTTCTTTAAACAATCCTATTTTGAGAAAATCAAAAGGGTTATA